TACTGGGTAGTCAGTCATCTTGTTTTTCTCCCTTGTCTTTAAGGCCGTTGGAGGCGAGGATTCCAGACAGTGCCCCGGTCAGGAACAGCATCATGGGCGACAGTAGCGACCATGCACTTTCATCGTTGGGTGACACGTCTAATGGCTGTACTACAAACAGCAGGCCGTAGAGCAGAGCTGCGGTTGAACCTAGAAAAGCTACGGCTAAAGCAATACCGACGATAAGTATGAGTCGTGCTTTGATCTCGGAGTTTGTGTATTTCTTCATTGGTCGCACCTTGTGGCTGTTGGTTTAGTTTCGCAGGTGTGTCGAGTGCGGTCGCTACACCCTGTCACGACAAACATCAGGACGACGGCGAGAGCTGCGATCACGGCAAGAGTTTTCATGGTGTATCGGGGAAGTCGGCTTCAGGTCCTGCGGTCCATGTGGCTGGGAAGTCTCGTAGTGCTTGGCGGTATGTCGCCCATGCTTCACGGTCTACGGTTGCGTCTGGTAATTGTGTCCAGTCGGATTCGGCAAGTAGGCGGTCACGGTGGTGGCGCATCATTGTTTCGTTGTCTACTAAATCGTTTTTAACTTGAATAATCATGGCTTACCTAAGTCCTCAATCCAAAACTGACGCAAAAGTGTTGCATTACCAAAATCTTGCACTGAAGTATTGGCACTGAACGCAGCGATTCTCACAGTCCAAGTGATTGAAGCAGACGCTGTAGCCAAATAAAGAAAACTGGTGCCATGACTTGGTGCAAAAATTGTTGACATTGAGCCACTAAAAATGTTGAATTGTTTAACTTCAACCCCAGCCCTAAACAATGACATAGTGATTGATTGTTGACCACCGATTGGGTATGGGTATCCGCTGTAGTTGATTCGATACAAACGACCATTTACCTCGTTGATTGTTAGCGTTGCACCGTTTGCTTGCAGTGTCGTGTGGGGTGCAACAGTCGTGAAAGCGGTGTTGATTGACTGTCGGGCAACCACGCCAAACGGAAGTGAATTAACCTGTTCCGCTGTCAGAACAGCACCAGCCGAAAAGGTTGTGTTAGGTGTAGCCATAATGTTTCTCCTTTACCAGCCGAGTCGACTGGTATCTAAAATTCCTAAACTGGACGAATCAAGTGTAAAAAACGAATAATAGTTGAGTGGACTAAAAAACAATGTAAAAGAAGTTTGCGATGGAGTGATGTTAATTTGCCAACCTTCTCGCACCACTTGAACAGTTGTATCTGAAACGTCACCGGGCACTCGATAAGCGAGCGAATAAATGAGATAAATAGTTTGAAAAAACGTAGATTCAAAATTATCAAGCGCCGTTGAATTTTGCATTTTGTCGGTAAAAGTAATAACAAACCGCAACGATGCAGGGTCAGAAAAAGTGTTTGAAATCCAATCGGCGTTGCCTGTGGCTTGAGTTGTGTTGTAATCAACCGTTGACGAACCATAAAAGGTAGGTCCATACGCTGAAACGGAAGCCGAGTTTGTCTCGGTTACTGGAGACAAACCTAAAGGTGAAATTGTTGCTGTGTTAATAAACGACGATCCGTTTTGGATTCGATCAAAAGAACTGTAAGCAATAACTGTTGAAGATGTTGTACGACCAAACGAAAACGAGGTCACAGCAGAATAAAGGTTGCTTCGAGGCATTGGCGCAATAGTGCTGTTAAAAGGTGCTGAAGTACCAGCGGTAGTGGTAATCACTCCACGTTCTGTTGCGTTAATTAAGTTGATTTGATTGAGGACAGTTCCCGTGTATGTCTGAGCTGAGGCGATTGAATCTCCACCACCTAAAGTTGCTGACACGACAATATCGGTGGGCAAGACGTTGCCTGTGTCAAATTGTTGTAACTGATTTATAGTGTTGGCTTGTGTCAAACCAAAAGCCGTTGCTTGAATTCTGCCTGATCTACCTAAAGCATCTACTGCAAAGATTGTTGCTGTAGATAATCCTGTATTGCCGGGGTGGTCGTTGAAATCTATGTTTTGGACATAAAAGATTTGTTTAAAAGCGGCGCTTGAGTTGTAATTGACCAATATTTTGGTATTAAACGCAAAATTGTTTGCATAGTTTGCGTTGTTGTTTATTGTTATTGCAATTGATCCACCAGCGTAATTGTCTAAGTAACTTTCTCGTCCTTGTTTAATGTTTGCTGAGAGGACGTAACTATTAAAATTAGTTGTTCCGTTAAGTAGGAATGTCCAGTCAGTAGTTGGCATTACATGGCTCGAGTGTTCACGGGCACTGGGCCTGACTGATAAACATACTGCTGGAGGGCTCTGACAATGCTGTTAGGGTCTCCGCCGTTAACATTGACCGTGATATTGGCTCCGCCACCGAAACCGCCGTTTGGTGTGATGTTCCCAGACGACGACGGTGTGAACAGTTCAGGACCACGCTCACCGACAAGATAAGTTCCTCCACCCATCACAGGACCACCGCTTGCTCGAGTGCCTGAAATACCAGCAAGCGTTAAAGCGTCAAACTCGCTTAGACCGCCGAACTCGGCACCCCGGGCAAGATACCTTGCGTACTCAAGCGCAGCTGCTGAACCCTGAGTTTTGAACCTAAACAAGATTTCCTTGGACGAGATGCCGTCCATTGTTCCCGATATCCCAGCAAGGACGCCTGCATAACTAGCGAGCTTGGCTTCGTAGTCATCAATGTCGGTTTGGGCACCTGTGCCGAACGCTTTAGCAGCTGCGGCTTCAAGTTCGGCTAGATCAGTCTTAGCGTTGTCGAGTGCAACTTCCCGATCTAATGTTCCGGTCAGGTTCTGCCATGCGGTATCAGCGTTAACGATTGCGACACTGGCGTTACTTGCCGAGGTCGCCAAATTGTCTAATGGTGTTTTAGCGTTTTGGATTGCTGTCTTAAACGCTCCAGCGTTAATACGACCTTCGTTTATAACACCAGCCAACTCGCTTAACTGTTCTTCGGCTTGCGTTCCGTTACCAACAATGTCTTTAAAAAATTCAGTAACGACTGCATCAAATTCTAAAGCCTTAGTTGCTCCGTTAGCCAACATCGTTGTTAATGGAATTAGTCGTTGACCAGACTTAACTTGCAGATCATCAACCGAGTCACCAAGATTGTCCATAGCGGCGCGGTACTCTCGAGCCATTCGCAGTTCTTCTTCAGAAATAACCTTTTGTTCTGATACCGCCGTTAGCGAAGCGTTCAGATCGTCTGCACCCATCTCAATAAGTTCCGCCATGGACTGCCAGCCCTTACCGAGAAGCTGAGCCGCAACCCTTGCTTTTTCTGCTGGGTCCTTAATCTTTTTCAGTCGGTCAATCGTGTTAAGAAAAGTTTCGTTGACGTCTAACGAACCGTCTTTTAAATAAACAAGGTCTACGCCAAGATTGCGAACCTTGTCAGGGTCGGCACCGATTGTCTTATTGAGACGACCGATAGCACCTTCAACGGCGTCAATTGGAATTCCGATATCGCCAGCCGCTTCGATATAGCGTGACGCGTCCTCAACAGCCAAACCAGTCGCATCAGCGAATTTGCCCGCTGATATTGCCATGTTTTGAAACGCTGTGATTCCATCAGCGACAAACTTGCCGACTGCGGCACCAGCTGCAACAGCAAACGTAGAAGCATTAGCGGCAACAGCATCTAAAGCGACTTTTGACCCAGCTTTAAATTTGCCCATGCCACCTTCGGCTTGACCGACAGCAGCTTTGAAGTCGTTGAAAGCAGCTTTAGCGTTTTTAATGCCCGTATCTTCAAGACTGGTAATGATCGGAATGTTGATTGCCATTAGCGAATCCTTGCCATCTCTTGGTTTGCTTTAAGAACCACGGCCCTAATCGTGGAATCCATTTCTCGTTCAATCATAGACATTGAATCCGCGGCTTTAGCCCACATGAAACGCGACGGCTGACCGGGTAACAAACTGGCAAACATCGGACGCCGATATTTAGTTTCACGCTTAGACGACGATCCTCCAGCCCTACCAGCCATGTCTACAATCGCCACAGGCGCGCCCTTAGTCGTAATACGAACAATGTTGACAGGGACACTCATACGGGGCTCGTTGAGGTTCCTGCGGGGCTTACGGCTGTCAATCTTGATGACCGAGTTCTTGCGGTTACTCCACCCGGTACGACCGTTGTGAGCCATTCCCGACAGCGGAGGCGACGACGGAATCGACTGGTTAATTTCAGCCAGCAACGGTTTCAAAATATTGCGAATGTCTTTGTTCAATTCACGCTTTAAAGCAGGGTTGATTTTGCCAAGTTCTCTCAGCGTTTCGCCCACTCCTTTCACCTGAATTGTCATCGCTTGCTCTCGTTCTGTTCAATAATCAACCTGACCATTTCGTCAATGATCTGGGCTGGTGTTTCCATCAGATCCAACGGACTGATGCCTGTACGAACAGCGAGCTGCGCGATCAGGTTTGTGGCTCTTCCTGCGGGCCCTGTTTGGCTTTTGGGAGAAACGTAATATCCATGACGTTCTCTACCCAAGTGCTAAACAACGGAACTACAATCTTCTTGGTTCGTA